AAGAAATGTCTTTACTGATTTGGAAAGACAAGAACTAAAAGACATTATTAACGAGACACTTGATGAAAGAGAACAACGTAAAACTAATCAGCGTAACACCTGATGCTGAGAAGCACATGGCATATTGTGCCCGTGTGTCAAACCCCAATAACCAGGAGAATGAAAAGTTCTCTGGACTTCTCAAGTATTGTGTAAAGCATCAGCATTGGAGTATCTTCGAGCAAGCATATATGACTCTGGAGTTGAACACTACCAGAGGAATCGCAGCTCAAGTGCTTCGTCACAGGTCATTTACTTATCAAGAATTTTCACAACGTTATGCTGATTCTTCCCTACTTGCGAAGACGATCCCTCTACCTGAACTACGCAGACAAGACACCAAGAATCGTCAGAATTCTATTGATGACATTGACCCGTTTAAGAGGCAGAAGTTTGAAATGTTGATGCAACAACATTTTACACAAGCAATGGATCTTTATCAGAGAATGCTTGATGAGGGAATCGCAAAGGAGTGTGCTCGTTTTGTGCTTCCTTTGGCATGTCCCACCAAAATTTACATGACAGGCTCAGTTCGTTCATGGATCCATTATATCGATTTGCGTTCTGCAAATGGTACGCAGAAGGAACATATGGATCTTGCACTAGGTGCAAAAGAAATCTACTGTGAACAATTCCCTGCTGTTGCAGAAGCAATGGAATGGAATTCATAAATATTTACACCAACAATTGAGCTATGCCAACATACCCCGTTATTAATTTAGAAACAAAAGAGAAGAAGACACTCAGTATGACTATGAAAGCATATGATGAGTGGAGAAAAGAGAATCCGGGATGGGATAAAGATTGGTCACAAGGATGTGCAGGACAGTCTACTGAGTTTAAGTGGACTGGTGAATCTAAATCCAATGGATGGAATGAGATTTTGGATCGTGCATCTAAACAACCAGGTGCTACTGTCCGCAAAAACCGTTACTACGGTTAATTCTTTTAATCTTTTATAGTGTATGCCAGCAAAAAGAAAGACTCAAACTCCAGTCCCATTTGGGATGTCCAATAGACAAATGAAAAGAAAAAAACCAATCAACTCAGACTTAATGAGGAAGATTGAACCCCTGACAGAAAATCAGGAGGAACTCTTCCGTTGCTATAAGAATGATCAGAACCTGGTAGCATATGGTGCAGCAGGAACAGGTAAGACGTTTATTACCCTCTACAATGCTCTTAAGGATGTTCTTGATGAAAGGACACCTTATGATAAAATCTACCTTGTCAGGTCTCTTGTAGCTACCAGAGAGATTGGTTTCCTACCCGGAGATCATGAAGATAAGTCTTCACTTTACCAGATTCCATATAAGAATATGGTAAAGTATATGTTTGAGATGCCAACAGATTCTGACTTTGAGATGCTCTATGCAAATCTTAAAACACAAGGAACTGTTTCATTCTGGTCTACTTCTTTTATTCGTGGGACTACACTTGATAATGCAATCATTATTGTTGATGAATTTCAAAACTTGAATTTTCACGAACTTGATAGTATCATTACAAGGATTGGACAAGAATCTAAAATCATGTTCTGTGGTGATGCTACTCAATCTGATCTCATTAAATCTGCAGAGAAGAATGGCATTGCAGACTTCATGAGAATTCTTAGAACAATGCCATCCATGGATATTATTGAGTTTGGCGTTGAAGATATTGTTCGTTCAGGACTGTGTAAAGAATACTTACTTGCAAAAATGGATCTTAATCTATGACATTTATTCATCATAATTTTCTAGGTGACCTTGAATTAAATAAGAAAGAAACAACTGGCATCCGTCTCTATAACTTACCTAATGGAGACTGGGTGCCTTCTATTACGTCTGTAACTTCTTTTTATAATAGACAAATCTTTGTTAAGTGGCGTAAACGAGTTGGTATTGAAGAAGCTAATCGTATTACAAAGAAAGCAACTACCCGCGGTACTGACTTCCACGAAGCAGTTGAAGTATATATGAGGAACAATGAAATAAATTGGGATAACTTTCGTCCTCTTACACAGTTCATGTTTCATCATGCCAAACCATACTTAGATAAGATAAATAACATACATGCTATCGAAAGGACTCTGTACTCTGAGTATCTTGGATTGGCTGGTAGGGTAGACTGTATTGGTGAATATGAGGGAGAGTTAGCAGTCATTGACTTTAAGACTTCTGAAAAAATTAAACCAGAAGCATGGTTAGAAAACTATTTCGTTCAAGAAACTTTTTATGCTGCTGCTTACTATGAACTGACTGGTATCCCCGTCAAAAAACTTATCACTATCATGGTTACTCCTGGTGGTGATGTGAAGGTGTTTGACAAAAGGAATAAAGGGGATTATATTAAACTTCTAGTTCGTTATATTAAAGAATTTGTACATCACAATACTGGGTCAGAGAATGGGGAATGAACTAGAAAAAGCACTAGAGAATAAGTTTTTCTGTCCCTCTCGTTTTGCACAAGAGATTGAGACTCTTGTTCTTAATAATAAGAAAATGAGTTACATTGATGCTATCATTCACTTCTGTGAGCAAAATAGTATTGATTTGGAGTCAGTTCCAAAACTGATTCCTAAACCATTAAAAGAAAAAATTAAATGTGAAGCTCAGGAACTTAATTTTCTTAAGAGAAGTTCCCGTGCTAAACTGCCCATTTAAATCTATTTTCTGGTAAAAATTTTTCCGGCAAAAAATCCCTTTATTACTTTTTTGATGATGCCGTTCGACGCATATAAGCAATATCTTTCTTTGAAGAATCACTTCACGAAAGAGAAATATGACTACCATAAGTATTGTGGAAAGAGTCGTGCTACAGTCCAGTCTTTTTATAAACGTAAAGATCGTTTCTGGTTTGAGAAATTAGCACGAAACAAAGATGATAAAGAAGTAATTGAGTTTTTTATATCTAACTTCATCACATGTACTGATCCAAGTAAACTTTGGATAGGAGAAATGATAAGAGAGGGTGAGGGTAGATATACTTCATGGAAGAAGAGAACTCAGTCACTATCATATCTTTTTAAAGAAGAAGTAGAATCGATTTTTTCAGATGATAACTTTGATGCCATGTTCTCTATGGATGAATCTACACATCCAAAAATTTTAAAAGAATATTTGAGAGATAATATATCAATTGAAACCTTTGTAATCCTTGACAGGATTCTAGGTTTTTCAAAGGATTGGAATAATAAATTATCCGATCCAGTGTGGGAAACCGTCAGTATGAGAATGAAGAAGTATTCACCATTCCTAAATATTGAGGTATCTCGTTATAAAAAAATTCTTAAACAGGTTGTATTAAAGTAATGAGTTTTTTCGATTCTGATGTAGTCCGTGCAGAAATGACGGAAATAAGTGAGTTGCAGGAAGATGTTTATCGTAACGTCTTTAACTTCCCCTCTATGAATAAAGAGGAGAAAAAGTTTCATGTTAGTATGATGGAAAAACTTCTTGATAAACAAAGAGTTCTTTATACTCGATTAAGTTTATCTGATGATCCTGAAGCAAAGATGATGAAGGATCGTATTATCGAATCTGCAACTATGATGGGTCTTCCACCCAATGCTGATATGAGCACTATTTTTAGTAACATGTCAAAAATGCTTGAAGTGATGCAGAATCAGATTGACAATATTGATTCTGACCTGTAGAATAAAGAGGTACACACAAGCCAAATCTAAAAAAATCCGAGGTAATCCGAATGTCATTCGCAAATCTTAAGAAGCAATCTTCGCTTGGTTCTTTGACTTCTAAACTGGTCAAAGAAGTTGAGAAGATGAACAATACTAGTGGCGGTGGAGATGACCGTCTCTGGAAACCTGAAATGGATAAGACCGGTAATGGTTATGCCGTAATCCGTTTCTTACCCGCACCAGATGGAGAAGATCTCCCATGGGCAAAGATGTACTCCCATGCCTTCCAAGGTCCTGGTGGTTGGTATATCGAAAACTCTCTGACCACTTTGGGTCAGAAAGATCCTGTATCTGAGCACAATCGTGAATTGTGGAACAGTGGTCTGGATTCTGATAAGGATACTGTTCGTAAGCAGAAACGCAAACTGTCCTACTATGCCAACATTTATGTGGTACAGGACAAAGCAAATCCTCAGAATGAGGGTCGTGTCTTCTTGTATAAGTTTGGTAAGAAGATCTTTGATAAGGTCATGGAAGCAATGCAACCTGAGTATGAAGATGAAACTGCAATCAATCCTTTTGATTTCTGGGCAGGTGCTAACTTCAAACTGAAACTGAAGAAGGTTGCAGGTTATTGGAACTATGACTCTTCAGAATTCGCAGCATCTACTCCTTTGCTTGATGATGACGATGCTCTGGAAGCATTGTGGAAGAATCAGTATTCACTGACTGCTCTGACTGCTGCTGACCAGTTCAAGTCCTATGATCAACTACAGAATCGTCTGAAGATGGTTCTGGGTCAGAAGTCTGCACCACAACGTTATGATGAAGAGACTTCAAACGAGGAGGATGATCGTGGATCTTTCACTCCTGAGTTCAAGTCCCGTCGTCCTGAACCAACTGCTGACTTCAATGCACCAGACATCACTCCCACTAAATCGAAAGATGAAGACGAGGATGATGCCCTGTCCTACTTCCAGAAACTTGCTGAGGAGTGATGAGGTATAATCAACTGTGCTTGACTCTTTTGGTCGTCGCAGCTTATGCTAATTTATTGGTAAAGTAATCAACTATAAAGTCTGATATTATCACCCGTTTTTAAGGTTCTAGTCTTATACTGACTGGAACCTTTTTTGTATGTCATGAGAATTTCAAGATCATCCAGTACAATCTGAGTATACCTTGGTTTTAATAAGAAAATATTTCTTCTATCTGTTTGTAGTTGGTCTTCATACTGATAGTTTGTTACTTCTTTGACTGGTCTTGATGTTGTATATCCACCATTATCAAAGTATGTAATACTATAATCTGATGAAACCTTAAGACCTGGTGTAACCATTACAACACCTAGACTGTTCTTAGTTTCTACAGTTTCATAATGATGTGCTGCATTTATATCTTCATAAGTTCCATACTTTTCTAGTAAAAATGCATCAAATCCCCTTTGAGTTAGTGGCCATTCTGTTTGAACACTTTGAATATTATTACAAACTAAAACTAACCAATCAAAATTAGAATTTCCATAAAACTCAGAGGCAACATTATCAGGACGATCATCTCCTTTGATCTGATACTTTGTGAATACAGAAAGATCTTGGAATATGTCTTCCCTGAGTTGACCTCTTTTGAATAGATTTTTTACAGGAATATAATCTGATATGTTAGCATCTGGAAGTCTGCTAACATATTAAAAATCTGGAACTCTGTTAAAATAATTTGACATCTTAGAATCCTATTGAGTCTGCAGGAGTATCATCATAATCTTCGTAGAATACTGGCTCAAGTTCTTTGAATGACATTGATATTGTATATGATGTCATGAATCCATCTCTGAGTGTGGAATAATTTCCATCTGGAGTATAGTCAACTTCAAATGATGTCATCGCACATTCCTTTGGTCTACCTATAAATGGATGTTCTTTCCCTCCTTTTCCTTCATGCATGTAGTGTATTTGAAAAGTGTTTGGTGCCTTTAGGAATAAGTTTGCAGATGTTCCACCACTTCCACCACCTTTTTGTGGTGACATGTTTTGTTTAAAGAATCTAATAATTTTAATAA